CCGCAGCTCGGCCAGGTGCACGCGCTCACGGCTGCTGACATCAGCGCCCAGCCGTCGCTCGGCCTGCCAACCCTGGACGGCGCCGAAGACGCCTTCGGCATGCTCTTCGCCGATGTGCGCATCACGCCCGCCCTGCGTGCCCGTGCGCAGGTAAGCGCTGCACTGCAGGCCAACGCACGCGTCACCCCATCACTCCGCGGCCGGGTGCGGCTCCAGTGAGCACGCTCCTCGCTTATGTCGATAACGACAACCTGCTCGAGGTCGATCTGCTGCGCGACGTCGATGACGAGTATGTCAACGATGCCACCGTCACCTGCATCAGCATTGCCCCGGTCGGCGGATCGGACATCCTTGGCACGCCGGTCACGCTGGCCTACGTGACTGCGAGCAACGGCAAGTACAGAGGCACCGCGCAGGACACCCTCGCGCTCGTGGCCGACACCAACTACGAAGCCGTCATCACCGTCGATGGTGGCGGCCTGCAGGCCAAGTTCACCGTGCCGTTCACGGCGCGCGAGCGCACCACGCTCTGATGGCCGCATCCATCCGCGAGCAGATCCTCGCGAGCATCGCAACCCGGCTCGATGAGATCGTCGGGATCACGGTCGAGCGCTCGCGCCTGGTTGCGTCGAAACGGAGCGATGGCGTCGTCGTCGTCGTCACGCCGCTCGGCGAGGACATCGAAACACTCGTGCAGATGGTCGAGCGCCGGCTCACGGTGCTGATCAGCATCCGGGCAAGGGGCAGCGTCCCCGATCAGGTCGCCGACGCCACAGCGGTGCTCGTTTATTCGAAGCTCATGGCGACCAACTCGACGCGCACCCTCGGCGGGTTGGCGCAGCCGATGGTCGAGCTCTCGCGCACCTTCACGATGGAAGACGCCGATCTCGACGCCATCGATTACCAGATGCAGTTCCTGGTCACGTACCACACCACGCTCGCCGACGAAACCGTCGCAGCGTGACACCTGACGCGCGGTAGAGCAGCGGCAGCTCGCGAGGCCCATAACCTCGAGGTCGCAGGTTCGAATCCTGCTCGCGCCACCAATCTCCACGGGAGAGTCGCATGGCATACGAACGTATCAGCCTCGGGCCGTATCAACTGCTGATCGGGCTGTCGAGCGAAACCAAGCCGGACGTGAGCAGCGTGCCGCTCGGATCGCGGGCGTATGAAGCCGATACCGATGCGACGTACATCGCGACGCCTACCGGATGGAAGCGCTTACGCGAACATGTGCGCGTCAACGAGGCAGGCACGCCCGCATCCGCTCGTCTCGTTGCCCGCCACACCGCGCCGACGAGCGATCAGATCTGGAAGTCGGTCGGTGGTTGCACGCAGTGGTTCGCGCAGGCCGCCGGCGCGCTGACGCCTGGCACGGGCGTCATCTACACCCAGGGACTCGCGATCGCGGTCTCGACGATCTACGACGACCACGCAGGTATCGGCACGCTGCTCGCCGCCGCACTGGCGAACTTCGGCACGTCGCCTGTGGAGCCGGTGACTGAGACCGCGAGCGTGTTCACCCTTTGGACCGCGAACGACAGAGTGTCGAGCGGCTGGGACGGCGAGACGCGCATCAAGTCGATCGGCGCGATGATCATCGGCGCGACACCGGGTGAAGTCGCGAACGGCGTCGCCATCGCGCTGACGACGGTGAGCTGATATGCAGCACCTTCTCAGAGAGTTCCTGCGCTACCTGCCAGACATCATCAAGTGGCTGTCGCGGAGAAAGGCTCGATGAGACTACTCGCTTGCCTGCTCGGCGCCGCACTGACGTGGCCGGCGTGCGCTGTTCCGACCGAGATCACAGCAGGTACCGATCTGACCGGCGTGTTCGACGAGGCCGGCGAGTACGAACTTCAAGACGGCGCGCATACGATCTCGGCGAATTTCACGACTGCGGCGGGTGTCATCGTCACGTCCACGGAGGGGGCGACGCTCTACATCAACAGCTCGGTCATTTTCGAGTACCGAGACGGCTTTGAGCTTCGTGGCGTCCAGGTCCGCATGGCGAACGATAGCGAACTGAAGACCGAAGCTGAATCCGGCGACACGCACGTTGATGGTGCGGTGCTCTCCGGTAACACGTTCATGACGACCGGCGTGATCACGACGAACCCGCAGGTCCGCATCTCGCAAGGATTCGCCACCTATCAGCGCAACATAGACATCGAAGATAACGACTTTTTCGGCGTCGAAGTGTATGAAGAGTTCGCTGACGCAACGCACATCGTCGGAAATCGATTCTTCGACTTCGACACGGACGGTTACCCGATCCGGTATTGGGGCTCGAATCACTACATTGCGCGCAACTTCATCACGGGCGGGCAAATAGGGATCGGAGCATTGGGCCGCCACGATCTCAATGCTTTTCGGCTGCCGTGCACCGGCAATCGGATCATTTCGAATATCGTACTAAACACGTCGGAGGAAGGCATTTCCTTTGATTCGCTGGCGAATAACGGGACGTGGACCGTCCTGCGAGAGTACGACACGGTCGCCACGACTCCTGGCAGTTTAGTCATTACTTTGGCTGATGGCGACTGGGCGGCGCAGACGACATACAACAGCAGCCGTTACGACGCCGTGTTCACATCTGGGGATCTGGCCGGCACGCGGCACAAGATCACGACACATTCCGGCGCGAGTTTCACGCTCAGCATTGATGGCGGTGACTATGCCTTGATCCAAGTCGGTGACGGCGTTTCGGTGCAGTTATCCTGCTACGGGAACACGATTGCGCACAACGTCGTCATGCCTACGCTGGCAAGTCACCGTGCGAATGTGTCCGGCATCGTGCTGCACGGGATCGGGATCGACAATCAGATCTACAACAACGTCGTCTACGGAGAGACGGATGGGGTAGGCGAGGGAGATAACAACTTCACGGACTTCGCAATTCGCGAAGCCAACCTCAATAGCGTCAGTTCAACCAGTTCAATCACGGGCAATGCACGACGCGGTCCGGTCGGGCCGAACATGATCGTGAGCAATCGCAGCCTCGGTGGCGGCATGGCGGCGAATTACCGGAATTACGCCGGGTCAGGCGATTACACGCCGCCCGAGTCAACGTACACGGACAATAGTGAACTGAGCGCCGACGAAGTAACGGCATGGCTGGCGCTGCGCTCAGCAACCACGGCAGACATGCTACGTCCTTCGGCTGATTCCCCTCTCTGCGGCGCCGGCACCTACATCGCAGGCGCCCGAGACTTCGACGATCTCCCCATGGGCTACCCGGCTGACATCGGCGCGTTCCGGTGCCCGAAGCCAGGCCAGTCCGTCGACCTCGGCGACTGGTCGACGCTGTTCAGCGGGCTGATGATGGGGCTGGCCGTGCTGCTCAGTGGCACGCTGTTGATGCGGCCGTGGCGGACGGCGTGATGCACTCAACCGCCACCGTCGCCAAGTGGCTCGAGCGCATCTTCGAGCACGAAAAAGGCCTGAGCATGGACCGCACCGATCCCGGCAACTGGACCGGCGGCAAGGTCGGCGCCGGCGAGCTCAAGGGGACGAAGTTCGGCATCGCTGCGAACACCTACGGCCATCTCGACATCGCGAATCTCACGCTCGATGACGCCGCGGACATCTACATCAGCGACTTTCTCGCGCTCCTGAAGGCCGACAAGTATGAAGACGGCGTGGCCTACGCGCTGCTCGACTTTGCCGTGCACAGCGGGCCGCACCAGGCCAAGCGATCGTTGCAGCGTCGGCTCAAGGTCGCGGTTGACGGCAACATCGGACCGCTCACCCTGGCGGCGATAGCGCGCTACACCGAAGCGCAACTGATCTTGCTGGTTATCGCTGAGCGCATGTTCTTCATGGCCGACCGCGAGAACTTCCAGTCGCACGGCCGGGGGTGGATGCGGCGCATGGCGCTGAACTGCTTGTATGGCGTCGAGGACGTGGCATGACCGAGTGGCTGGACACCGCCGCGCGCATCAAAGCCGAGTGGGGCATGCCGTTGTTCGTCGTGGTTTCTTACACGGCAACGTGCCTGTTCGCGGTTGGGCAGGTGCGTGCCATACGGCTCGATCGCAGCTACGCCGGACTGCCGGCGATCGGGCGCATGCGCACGCGCGCTCTGGCATTCGTTATCGGTGCGCCGCTTCAATTCCTGGTCGGCTACCTGTGGGGCTTGCCCTTCGAAGAAATCGGCACCCATGCCATCGCCGCTGGACTGTTGGTCTCCGTCGTGGCGGACATCTGGATCGCGGTGCTGCACTGGCGTGGCTGTGACCGGCAGGCCGAGATCTTCAAGGTCAGCCGACGCGTTCGTTCAAGCGACCCGGACGGCGACAACACTGGGGAGATGACGCGGCTATGACCGATCCGATCAGTCAGCACTATAAGACGCAGCAAGCGGTCAATGAAGCGCGCGAGCAAGGGCGCTATGACGCGCTGCTTGGCAGCACCGTGCTCCGCGTCGACGCGCACGACATTGCGTTCGAAGCCATCCGGCAGGACGTGAACCGATCGGAGATCAGAAACGTTTTCCTGGCAACTATCGCGGGCGCCTTTACGGGCTGCTTCTCTGGCGCGCTCGTCGTCATGACAGTTCTGTACTACGTCGTATCGCAGGGGTGGATCAGGTGATCTTCGGCAAGCCGCTCATCGCGGCGATCGCAGCCTGCGCGCTGGTCTCTGGGCTGCTCGTACTCGAGCGCGTGCAACACGGCGCAACGAAGGAACGTGCCGACGAGCTCGGCCAGCGCGTGGTCGAACTGCAATCCGAGGTCGACTCCGGCAATGAGGCGCTTGATCAGGCGGCCGCCATCAACGCCCGGATGGCCGCAGAGCGTCAGTCCTACGTCGATGCCCTGCGCGCTGCGCGCAACCGTCTGGCAGCGCAGGAGAAGGCTGCTCGCGAAGCCGAGGCACGTGTTCGTCACGTCGCCAGCGAACGCCGCGCAGCAGACACCGCGCGCCGCGCCCGCCCTGATCTACCCACCCCGGAGGAAATGGGCGATGCGCTACGTGATGCAGCGAGGCCGCTGTGAGAATTCGGGAATATT